AAGTTTGGATCATAATTTGGTGCATTTGTTATATTTGATACAGAACCACGACCAAAGTCCGCTACATTGCTGAAACCAGGTCCACCAAAAAAACTTGGTTCCATACTAGAGGTTGCACCAATACTGCTCATTGCCTCATCAGAAAGACCCATGTTTTCTGATGAAAAACTTGGATCATCTGTACCCCCAAAACCAACAGAACCTATATTCCCTCCAACATTACCAGTTGGATCGCTGTCGTTGTTGTTGTCGCCACCGTAACCACCAGATGCCTCTTGTGCTTCAGAAACTTCTGATTCTGTAGTTCCCTCTTCTTCACCACCAAATTCAAAAAAACTTGGAATACCCATAGGGCCTGGCTCACCAGATCCACCTAACAGTTGTAATATACCACCTTCTTCTGGTGTTATATATGCCAACATGTGAGGTTGACCTTTTATATCAACCTTTCTAGGAGGATTGTTTGCCACTAATAAACCCCTTTAAATCCAGTCCCACTTATAGCGGCTCCACCACCACGGGCAATGCCGCCTTTTTTCATCATTCTTCTAGGTATCATGTTCATAGCACCACCACCCATCATCTTTTTTTCTTTAGTTTTACGAGATGCTGGGCCTCTTTTACTCATGAATTTTTTTCTAAAAGATTCTCTGTATTCCTTTGGAATCATATCTATTCTAAACTCTCCAGTACGCATTTCTGGTTCTGGAAACTCTTTATTTATAGTGCCACCGTCTTTCTTAAAACCCATTTTGTTTCGGACTTCTTTAGGTAACTTTGGTAATCCTTTGTTTTCAGGTGGTATGTCTTTAAGACCGCTGTTAAGACCACCCATGGCTTTGCTTATAACTAATTTTCTTATTCTTTTTTCTGCTTCTTGTGGAGTAATCTTACCTGAAACTGATGCGTTTACGATGTTTTTAAAGTTCCCCATCTTTGCTTTGGGGGAAGTTTTTTTCCTTAATTTAGTTATCTTACCATCAGCAGCTTTCATAAATTTACCAGACTTTGCTTCTTCGGGTTTTCCTTTACCAGTCTGTTTATCTAAAAACTTCTTTTGACCAGGTGTCATAAGAGGTCCGCCACCTTTTGGTTCTTTCTTTTTCTTCTTATTCTTTTTTTCTCTAATAACTATTGGCATTGTAAATTTCTCCAGTATTGTTGATCCACCGTCTCTTCGTTTCTTGCCTTTGTTGATAAGACCTTTCGCCTTATTGTATGATATTCCCATGTCATTTGCAAACTGTCTTATTCTTGTCATTTCTTTTTTCTCCTTACGCTTTCTTTTCCAGCCTTAGCAATCTTAACAACTTCATTCTTTCCCATTACTTTTGCTCGTTGCTCCATAACTGTAAGGATCTGTATCTTTCTCGCAAAAGGCTTGTTGACTCTTTTAACTTTTGCAACCGTTGCTCTAGCGTCAGCAGGTGTAGCGAATTTGATTCTAACGGTGTCTTTAGGGTTCTCATCTGTGTATAATCTTCTGTCTGAACCTTTTGGTTTCTTGCCAGTTCCAACTTTAGGATCTCTTTTTTTTCTTTGCATTTATAGCACCTTTTAAAATTTTGGCTTGTCCTGCATGTGTCTTTGAGGCTTTACTTAGACCTTTTATTACTTTTTTTATTTTTTGTTTTCCTTTTTTTGTCAACACCTTTTATAACTCCTTTGTTTTTACTAGCATAAAACACTGCTTCTGCTTCTTTGCCATACTGTTTCTTCATGGCTTTCATAATTTTTTTACCCTTCGTGGTCAGTGGCATATTCGATCTCTTCGATAGGGTTAGTGCACATAGGACATTTGTATGTTACAAATTTCATAACACCTGCAAAAGGTATTGGTTCTTCTGTTTCTGTTTTAGTATACGCTATCTTATGTATGTAACAAATATCATCTTCCGACATTACGTCTAACTCCTTGCACATGTTTTCTGTAAAAATAATTACCTATCTTATTAAAGAACTTAAATAATTCCAAATGTATTCTTGTCATTTTGTTAAACCTTTTTGCTTCTCGTATGTCCGCAATCCACCGATTCCTAACATGCCGCCGAGAACAGTTAAAAGTGTACCCATATCGAAATCAGGCAAATCTGGTAGTTCTAGACCAGCAAACGATGCACCAAATATAATTAGATCTTTTACGATAAAGTGATATGCAAAAGCAATCGCACAGACCCACCCAACGGCTGGTCGCCAACCGCCTTTGAATATGGAGCCACTAGCGGCTTCAGCTTTGTTTATTTCTAACTGAGCGAGTAACGCTTCTTGAGCATGTTTTTCAGACATGGTGGCTATCTCGTGAGCCAACTTCGCCTTCTGATCTGCATCTGGTATAAACTTATCTAGTAGTCCAGTAACTGGACCTATCAACGCCTGTAACATTATTTAACTCCGTTCTTTGCCATGTATGCACTTGTACCCATATAAGTTCCCACAATACCAGCGCCTGATATATAAAATAGGTTGCTTATATCTGCCAACGCCTGCACACGCTCTATAGGGACTATAAACATTGCGACTGTAAAAACTCCCATACCTATAAGAGTGTATCTAGCCATGCGTAATTGTGCAAGATTTTTGCGTAATTTTGTCTCTGTTTCCTTGATCTCTTTTGCTCTTTGAAGCTCCTCATCCGTAATCGTGTCGTCTCCATCAAGATCGTACTCATTTAAAATTGAGTCTTTTTGTAGTTTTTTCTGTGTCAATCTTTTATACTCCTCAAACTTTCCATAACTTTGTCAATGTCGGGTTCAGTGCCATTCGGATCATACACACATTTATATTTTTTTGGACACCAAACCTCAATCATCATAGTGTATGTTTTATTACCACCTTCATAAATGCAGGCTTTTTTTTTAGTATATTTTGATCTAACTCTTTTTTTTAACCTACAAGTTGTATACTTTTTTTCTGTAATTTTACCTTGCCAAACCTTTTGTTTGTATGTGTAGTCCTTTGGTGCATTGTACATTTTGCCATCTGCTTGTGCTTGTTTGATCCAAATACCTGCAACCAACACACAAAAACCACCTATGATACCCACAACTATCAACCAAGTAATAGCTTCACCTATTTGTCTTCTTAATTGTTGTTGTTTGTAAATAGTTTGTTGACGTTCTTTTCGTATTTGTCCTTCCATCTTGAGCAAGTCATCATACGCTTGTGGGCCATACGTCATATTCAAAAACATCTTGAGTTCATACCTTTGTTCCTCAAGTTTCTTCTTGGCTGCATAAGCAGAGAGAGCTGCCTCTTCAATAGACCCAGCTTTGAAAAGTTTACCAAACAACGGAGGATTTTTTGCTTGTTTTTCAGCATTATCAACGTCAGATGCAGCTCCCATCCATCTACTGATGTCTCCAGACATCTGTTCTAAATCACGCCCTACCGAGAATCCTTTCTTAATTGCATCAAAGGCTTTGGAAGCTACCCCCATAGCCAAAGATATAGTTACTGGATCCATTTTTACCTACCTTTTAAAGAGGCCTGCGTATTTATCCTATAGATATTTACATCATTTCTGTCTTCTGCGATTTGCTCTTGAGTTTTTGTCCTTTGTTGTGCCAAATCAAACGCTTGTTGTAGTTTGGCAGCATCAATTTGAAAATTCATCATGTCATTTATAGATTTTCTTTGCAGATCAGCAGTGTCATTCTCTAATTCTTTTTCTCTGATTGCTACAAGTGGGTCTGGTTTCTGAGCTGGTTCAATAGCAGGCATAATTTCTTTTAATATTTCGCCTATTTGTTGTGAAATCGCAGCCTCTACTGCCTCTGGCGCTGGTGGAACAACTTGTTCACCTTTAGCCATAGCGTCTTGCATCGTTATTTGAAAAAATTTAGTCACTTGGTCTCTTGCTAACGCACTAACATGCTCTTGAACATGAGATTGTAGCAATAAAAATCCTTGTGGATTGGCTTGTGCCACCATATTTGACAAAAATAAGGCATGAACTGTCAAATGTGCCTCGTGATCTTGTTGTGGAAACACTTGAAGTGGTGCACCTTTCATAGAATTAGCGTTTTCTGTCGCTGGATCTACTGGTGCAGGTGGTTGTGGTGGTGGTAAAAGACTGTCAATGTTCTTAATATCAAGTGCATCATACATTCTTCGGTATGCTTCGTACTGATTATGTATTTGTGGTGCAGCTTGTGCCAGTTGTAGCTGTGTTTGTGCCAATGACAGACGTTGTGACATAGAAAATATGTTTGGATCTGACACTGGAAGTATGTCAACACGACCATCAAAGTCATTCTGCATAATCTGTGGTGCAACATTACCCACAAAATACGGATAAGGCACTGGATTTTCAGAAAAAATTTCTGCTAACATACGAAACTCTTGCTTTTGTGCATAATGTAAACGCTTGTGTATGCTAGAAATAATCTTTGAGCCTTGTTCTATTAACGCAACCGTAGTTCCAACTGGTGCTTGTGAGTTAACATCACTAATTTTTGCATCGGCAACTTGTGCAAAACGTCTACCAGAGTCAACAACTACACCTAAAAGTTGTGCTAGTGTCCCAGATGGTTCTTTGTAAGGTAGGGGAATGATAGAGTTTTTCAAATCACCACCTGGAACATCTATATCTCTAAACTCACCTGGGTTAAGAGGCTCATCGTCATTTCGGATTCTAACGCCTCTTGCCTTAAATCCAGCCGGTAAGTTTGATAATGTGCCTGCATCTATTAGCTGTCTCAATATAGATGTGGCGGCACGAGATAATCCACCTATTGTATGTAGTAATCCAAAACCATAAAATCCAAAACCTGGTAAAAACTTAAAATGAACAAAGTATTGTCTTTTTCGTTTTAACGGATCTTGTTCTCTAAAGTTTCTAACCACTGATAAAACTTTATTTGAGCCTTGATCGATGGTGACAATATAAGGCAACATAATACCCGAAGGCTGCCCTTGACTATCCAGATCTTCAAAACCTTCCAAGTCCAAGTCCACATGGACTTCAAGTAAGGTGTAACTGTCGTCTGAATAATTAGGATGTAATCCTTGAAGTTCATCAGTAGTTTCTTGGATAGCTCCTTCATCGTCTCCAGTGTCTGTTGTAGATAATTCAACATCTTTATATACTCCCGCAACTTGTAGTTTACGGATATCATTAAAACTCATTCGCACCATGTGTGTAACTCGCTCTGCTGTTCTGATGTCAGAGGCAGAGTACGGAACTATTAAATCTTCTGCTGGTACAAACTTAGATATCGCTCTTTGTTTCGTGGGATCAAAGTACACTTTCTTAAATGTAGAACCAGTAAGTGGTAAATAAAATAACATCTGGTCTGTGTCTTGATCGTATTCTTCCATGACTTCAGTAATCTGATAGTTCATATAATCTTTTATTCTTTGTGCCTGATCTTCTGTTTCTTTTGTAGCAACACCAAGTATTTGTGTTTTTACTGGGCCGCCACTTGGTAACATTTCTTTATATGCTTGTGACTGAAACTGTGTTGTTGCCTCTGATAACAGTGGATGTGTTACACCACTTGCACCAAGAAACGGATCACTTCTGTCTTCGTAATTAATACCAAGCAAGTTTAAACCCTTGGCTATTGCTTCTTCCCAATCTTGTCTTGATTCTAAATCTTCTTTTACTTTTGATTGTAAGTCAGATGCAATAGACGCTAATACACCATCTTCCATGACTTCTGCTAGATTGGCTTCATGGTTGTATGGCTCTGCTACAACTTCCATTTGTTCGCCAGTATCTAACTCAATACCCTCTGGCAGTGTAGGTTCAACGTCATCCAACTCTATCTGCAAACTGTCAGACTCTGCTACAAAACCAGGTCCGCCAGCACCGATTTCTTTTTCTACCATTGTAGGTATTTGTCCACTTTCTGCCATTATGCTACCTTTCTAAATCTACTTAATATACCACCTTTTTTGAATCTTGGTACTTTTAAATCAGAATCTATTTTACTTAAATCAATAATTCTAAAAAGATCAGACTCTTCGTTGACAGGTGCACCACGAGTTTTTCCTATTTCTATCATCTGTGTAGAACTCGGGGATATGTTAGAAGATGAGCTATATAATCTTTCTTTTGTAAAATACGCATCACCATATTTTTTCAAGATAGAACCTAATTGTTGTGTGCCTGCTGCAAAGCTGTATTTTTTAGGGTTTCCAGAACTACGAGCAGAAGCATAGTCTGCTAGTTTTGGAAAGATAATATATCTTTTTCCTTCTTGTTTAGCATCACTTATCATCCTATGAACCATCAATTCTAGTCCTTGTTGTGAGTTCTGAACTGGTGGGTTTTTAGCTAACTCATAAGAATCGTTTGGATCTATGTGTTTTAGAGTTTCTTTTAAAGAATCTTTTACTTTCTGTGGCACTTTATCACCTAACTTATCTATTAATTTTAACACTGCTCCTCTTTGTTCAAAAGGTCTTAATTTTTCTTTCACATCTTCTATATCATCCAATAATCGTCTAGCTCTGTCCTCTGCCAAGGCTTTTTCTTTGCCTAAACCAGCAAGTCTCTCTTGATTAGCCATGCTTTCTATAATTGGATTTTTAAATTGTGAGAATACATTAATATGGATGTCGTTATAAAGATCTTGTTTTACCTCATTTTTTCGAGCTTCTGGACTTAGGTCAACAAAGTTGAAATCAACAGTCCCTCTTGTTCCAGGAGGTGTTACGCCTAATACTTTTTTAGGTGCTGTGTATTTAAAATCCACAACATTTTGAGCACCCATTTGATATTTATATTCTGCAAGTCGTCCAGTTCCTCTATCAGTAACTTTAGATCTATTACCTCCTGTGCCTTGAGGTACTGGTATACTATTGTTTTGTAGCGTATATTCGTTGACAGTTTTATCTATTATTTTTTCAATTATTTTAGATCCTTTTGTCTTTCCTGTTCTGTCTAATTCAGCATCTGCTAGAAAATCTTGAAGCACTTTTTGTCTTTCGGGATCAGATATATACGGTGTGTCATCAAAAGCTGTCCTTCTCTTTTTGTCTGCAGCCTCTAATCTTTGTGCTAATTCTTTTATATTATCTTTTCCAACAAGCCTTCTAAACTCATTATCGTTAACAATGTTTTTTATTACTAAGGCTTTCACATATTTTTGCTCTAACTCTAAGCCATGGTTTCTAAACGCATCTTTAAAAAATTTAGAAACATTCTCAGAATCTCTAAAATAATTTGGATTGTCTAGTAATTTCATTTGAACATATTTTGCATAAGTTAAATCTACCCCACGAGCTTCTCTGCCCTGATCGATATTATTAAACCTTAAATTATAATCGAACTGTTCTGGATTGATTTTTTTATCTTTAATCAATTTATCGACAGTTCCATAATAATCTCTTAGCAGTTCTTTATCTATTAATCTTCCACCTCTACCACTTTGCAAAAAAGTATATAGGGCACTATCTTCGCCTGCCTTATGATCCATGCCTCTGGTCATTAGAGCTTCTTGTACATTTCGAGCACTTGTTTCACCTCCTTTAAGAAGGAGGCTTTTTCCTTCTTCTGGTGTGAATTTGGTCTGTATGAATTTTTTTATTGAATTAGGTAATCCAATATTCATTTTGGCAACATCATCAGGGTTTATTGTACTCATGTTAAAACCTGTTTTATTTAGTCTAGTAGAACCAGTTAATGTTTCAGCCGTAGGAGCTGTGCTGAACATAAATGAATTATTCCGAGGATTCACTACATCCTCGCCAAGAAAACTAATTATTGGATCTTTGTTTAGGTTGTATGTTGACTGCAAAAGAGCAGCCTTGTTTACATCATTATCTACTTGAAATACTTTTTCTTTCAGAGGAGTAGTAAATTTTTCTAATTTCTCATACTCTGTCATAAAGTCATCTTTTTCTTTTATTAGTTCTTTTGCCTTATCTTGCAGTTTAATTTTGTCTTTAGTAAAAGTTGATATCCCAAGATTGTTTTCTTTGTCTAACTTAAGAATCTGTTGAGCATCCATTAAAGTTGAATTTAATATAATTTCATTTTTATTATTTAATGCTTTATTTAAACTTCTAACTACGTTTGTTGATCTTGAAATTTGTTTTTGTGCCATATCTTCTATAGCATTAGCTTGAGCAGAAGTAATTTTTCCGTCAGCAAGATCAAGTTTCGCTTGATTAATTCTATTATTTGCCTTCAATATTTTTGCTTCTTCTGCTGTTATATTCCTTTGGACTTCTGCCCTTCTTTCTGGTGAGTCTTGAATCAACTTTCTTTGTTTTTGCATTGCTTGGTTAATCTGTAACTCGTTTACAAATCTAGAATCTTCTAACTTGGGTGCATTAGCACCTAATTCAAATCCCATAAAACCGTCAACGGCTCTTGTGTGTGCAAAGTATCCACCATCAACTGCATCTTGAAAACCATGTTCACTATAACTTCGTCTTAATTCTTTTATACTATCTGTATCTCCTACTGATTTGAAAAAATCTTCTAATTCTTGATAGGCTTTTTTAACTGTGTTTGTAGAATTAAATCTATCAACAGACGATCCAAGGAGCTTGTTACCCTTTGATCCAGTTCCAAAGATAGTGTGAACAACATCATAAACACTGTCACCTCCAGGATCTATTCTTTGCTGTCCTTTGTTTCCCATACCTTGTCTAGATCTATTTTTTATAGCCTCAAGATTTCTGATCTGATTTAAAAGATCAGTTTTCTGTTCTTGAGTTAAGGTTGGATCTGCTGCATTGCTTTTTAAATTTGAGATTTGTGAGTCAAGAGCTAACTGATCTGATTCTTTATATACGTTAACCTCTATGTCTGGTGTAAACTGTGATGCAATATTATATAGTTTTTCTTTACCGTCTGCTGCTTCAAATTTTTCTTTTGGATTAAGTTCTAAGTAACGTATCAAACCAACTTCTTCTGCTTCTTTATATAATCTATTGTTTATACCACCTTTTAGTGTTTTAAATTTTTCTAAAATTTGT